TTATATGGATTAAAATTTATTTGTTGAAATGTTTTTTTATTATTTTCTATCATGATATTATTCCTTTTTTATGATCTGTTATTTGTTATTTGTTTATTTATTTTTGCGGTAAAATCGTTAAATCAATTATATGATCAATATTGAAATAAGTTAATTTTCCGTTTTCTTTTTCTAAAATAATCTTTTACATGAGTTACCTCATTTTCATGCATAATAGTAGTATTATACAATTCTGCAAAAAGTCTTGCTATGTAAGATACATCATCTGCTTCATTAGGTCTTCCTACATATTCTGCAACAATAATTCTTTTAGTTGCTTGTCCCACAATAACACTTTTATAAACAATGATAGAAGCCAAAGAAGTTCCTTTATCTTGTCTATATGGGTCAAATCCAATCTTGTAGGCACCTTTTTGAGCATTTTCTGCAGGATATTCATAAATTACAGGACAACCTTCTAAAGAAGTTGTTTCCGGTTTCATTCTATGAATTACTTTAGCAGTACCATCTAATATAGGTTCTACATTGACTCTTTTCTTTTCAAAATCATAAGTCATGTTTACCGGAGTTCCCATTTTTATATGAAGATTTTTAGCTTTAACAATTTCCAATTGTCTTTTCAATTCTAATACTGGAAAATTATTAGTAGATATCATACCAAAAGCTTCAAAGGGACCTAAAGGTTTTTCTTGCATCCTTGCTTGAATATCAGCACTTGTAGCTCCATGATCAACCCTAGTCTTTCTGATAGCAAGTTCAGCTCTTTTAGCCCCTTCTTTATCTGAATTACCTTGAGCATCATAGTACCCTTGCATATTCCAATTCACAGGATGAAAAAATCCACACTTCATGTCAGCACTATCTTCATCCCAAATGTTTTGAAAAGGCATTAATCCAAATCTTAAAGGTTCAGAGTGCATTTCTGCATAATCTGCTGTACCACTTTCCATATCTCCAGAAGTGCCAAAGATAGTAATTAACCCTGTTTTCATGTCTCCAGACATAACACAGTCTTCAGAAGCTTTGTAAGAATCCTTTAAAAGACCTGGAGAACCAAAAGAACCTGCTTCTTCAAATATTAAATCATGAGCATTTTTACCCCTTGCTGCATCAGGATTATCATTAAAAGTTAAAGATATGATTTCAGACATAAACCCCACTTCTACTTGAACCCCATCTTTTGTTTCTAAAGTAGAAGCTTTAAAGTGACCTTTAGATGCTTGATTAATTACATCTCTAGGATATGCCCAAGGAGTATGTTGTGTAATAAAGTTTAAGTAATTATTAGCCATGGTAAAAATACCTTTAGGATAAAGATATTTTTTATCTTCTGCACCAAAAATAGTAGCTAAAGTAGGTCTTGTTAAATAGTTAACTACTCCTACTCCAGCATTTTTATAAGAGTATCCTCTCTGTCTAGCTTTACCTACTATAAGATTGTGTCCTCCAAATAAGTAATCTGGCTCAATAACATAAGCCAAACCTAATTGATCAAACAATTGTTGTGCTTTTATAAGCTGTTCTGCATCAGGTAAATTATATACTTCATAAGCCTCTTCTTCAGAAATAAGTCCACTTTCAATTACACCATTTCTAGCTATATCTCTAGCCCAAAAAAAGTTGTAATCTCCATCCCAAAAATCTGCAAAATTAATTTCCTTAGAACCTTTTCTTACTTGTCTACCTCTAGATTTAGGTCCATCTTTTTCTTCTACTTTTAAAATAGGACAAAAATTCAAGTAAAAATAATGGTCTCCTGTGATCCTAACTCCTCCTACAGTATGCCCATTTTTACACCTTCTTCTTTGTTCTACCCAGTAATCCCACCAATCAGGACTTCCTTCAGGATCTCCACAATATTTCCCATACTTTTTAAAGTTAGTTGCCTCTTCTTTAAAAACTTGGGAATTGATCCAAATACCTTCTGGATTTCTAATAGCCCCCAATTTTCCATCATTATATACATCTGCCATATTACATAGTATCAGGGTTTGCAAAAGGGCTCACTATTTTGGAACCTTTTACTTTAGTACTTTCAAATAATTCATTATCTACTTTTTCTTGTAAAGTAGATAAATTTTGTAAAACTTTCTCAGTATCATTAACAGCTGTAGTTACATCTTTAGGTTTATATAAAGGCATACCTGTTTTTTCATTAGTAGCATTTAAGTCAAAAGTATCAAAGAAAGTTTGAATTTTGTAGATAGCTTTTTTAGCAGACATATAGTAAGTATAAGTAGCTGAAGCAGTTTGTTGAAAATCCAATAATACTTCCATTGCTTTTTGTACAAGTTCATCAGGCTCATACAACTCATGCTTCATAATATCTATTGCCAATCTTCTAGCTCTCTCTTCTGGAGTATACCCTCTATAAGGATTACTCTTTTTAACAGAGACCATAAATTCAATATAAGTGAATTCATCTAAAGCTGTAAATTTTCCTGGATTAGAATCTCTTTCCCAAATCTCTTTAAAAGGAGAAATAAGAAGTGTTTCCACATAAGGCTTTACATTTTTACTTTCTATTGTAAATAATAGACTCATTATTTAAAAATTTTTTTAAGTTCTTCGTAAGATAAAGGAGTTGCAAAATCTCCTGTTGCAGTGTGTATAGTAGCATACTCATATCCATCTTTTTCTTTGGCAGGACTAAACCCCACTACTTGAATAAAAGTTGCTTTTCTGATTTCACAATCTGTAATGTGAAAATCCATATCCATTTGTTGTAAATTCCTAGTTTGATCTGTGTGGAAAAACACATTTATTTCAATTGCCATAATTATTTTATATTAAAGTAGAAAAAGGGTACTAGACATAATAGGAAACCCTGTAGTATTATCTATTTTTGAAGCATCTCTATCATCTAAATCTGAGTTATGCTTTAAAAGTAGGACCTTTCCCCCTGTTATTGAATATTTTATAAATTGACAACTCAGATCTTCTAAAAGAGTAAGTTCTGAAAGTAAATCTGTTTTTATTTCTTTCTCTTCTTTTTTTTGTAAAAGAGTATGAAAAAGTAACATTCCATATTCTCCAGTTTCTACAGACACTTTTACAATATCTTGTTGAAAAAAACAATCAGATATAAATTTTTCTATGTCTTCTAATGTTGCCCCTACTAAATTTAACTGTTTCATGTTTATTTTATATTAAAGATTGCTGTACTTCTATTTAACCATCCTTTTAAGAACTTATTTAACTTGTAGTTAGCCTTAACTAACCTGTAGTATACAGTATTTCTAGTTTCATACAAACACTCTTCAGTTACAAATTGCATTCTCTCCCTTGTAGCTGGGCCTATTAAACCATCTGGAGTTACTCCAGCACATCTCTGCATCATCTTTACAGCAGTAACATTCCCCATATTATAAGCTGTATCAAAATACATAAGTCTAGCCTCAAAAGGTAATATAAAAGCATTAATGGCCCTATAGTACTTAGTGTATGCTATAGCCGCAGCTTCTTCATAAGTAGTATCTTTAAAATCATCAAAATCATCAAAGATACCTTTATTCACATTATAGGCAATTCCCCATAAAGTATAACCTCCAGAGTCTCCTGCTACCTTATGTAAATTTCCTCCTTTTTTAATATCTGACACACCTTCCCAAACTAAAGTTTTATTAAAAAAGTGTTCTTTAAATATTTCAAACTCTTTTGCTACTGTAGGATTTGCTTTGGCTAATCTTACATAATCTTTTATTTTTAAACTCATCTATCTTAGTTTTAAACCTTTAATTGTTAAAATTTCTGAAGTGTGGTCATTATAATATACTGATATAGTAGTATTAATAACTTGATTCCCAGTAATATGTTTAGGGATATTTCCAGCCTTATATACCACTTTTAAAATCCTTGTATTTATATCATAAGTTGTTCTAGCACAACCACAAGAACTTATAATATTAGTAATAACAGGAATAGTTATTAAAGCTTCAAAATTCACTATAACTGTTTTTCCCTTTCTTACATTTCCAATGTTTTTTATGCTCTTTTTAAAATAACTCATTTTTCACTATGTTAAATTCTGTTTTAGTTTTAAATTCTTTCCATTCTTTTTTACTTATCATCTTAGGATAACAAGGTTTAGGGCAAGCTTTATTAGCCATCTGTAATGCTGTGGTATTACAACCACACATCTTACAACTTCCATTTTCATAACACTCTTTATCCATAACAAAAATCCTATAACTTATCTGTTCAAAGATATGTAATCTAATTAGTCTTTTCAAATACTTGTGATAGAAAAAATAATACCTTACATTGCCTTGGCAATATGCCCACACCTTCTTTAATTTATCCAGCATCTTGTTTAGATTTTAAATATTTTTCAATCATACTTTTCTTTTCAAAATATTGCTTAGGGGCCATTCTAAGCTCTTTAAAATTCTTTTCCATCATTTTTAAAGTGGCTTCTACTCTTTTAGGGTAGACTAAAAAAGTCCCTAAATATTTCAACCTAATAGTAGCTAAACTTCCAGATTCCATTTCTTTCCTAGTCATAATAAAAGGAGCATAACAAATTTCCTTTACTTGATCTAAATTTAATCCTGGAAACCTATCTCTATTTTTTTCATAGAACTCCTCTATCAATTCTTGGCTTTCAATTTTCATTCTTGTACTATTTTAAATTGGTAAAATTGTTGACTTTCTTCTGGTAATAAAAAAGAAGCAATATTAATGGTACCATTCAACTCTTTTTTTATAGCCCCCTTATCTTTTAAAGCTTTTAAATGGTTACTTAATCCTCCATCAGATAAACCTACTTCAGCTTTAACAATTTTTCTATTATAAGTTCCAAACCTATCTTTCTCAGCAATTTCTCCTTTTAAACTCATAAAAGTTCCTAGCACTTCTCTTTCTTTTGGGGTCAATTCCACAGGTAAAAAGGGGTTGATTATACTAAGATGTCTTGTATAATACTCTGAACCTTTTAATCCTAACAACCCCTTTTGAATAATAACTGGCATCTTAAATATCTCCTGTATAAGTTAATACTCCTTCTTTCAATATATATCTTCCTTTATGAGGATATAATTTTCTAGCTTCTTCTTTGTGGACCTCTTTATATTTTTGGTCATATTCTGCTGCTGTAATTTTTTTCTCTAGATAAACCATTTGAGTTTTTTTCTTAATACAATAATTATCTATTAAAGTTTTTTGAGAAAAATATACAACATTTTCTTTAGGATTTACCTCTTTATTAGAGACAGTTACATCCATAATTACCCCTTTTGTACTTTGCTCTGCTTCCATAACATTTAATTTTAATGTTTAGCAAAGTTAAGATTAAAATTTAATTATACAATAAAAAATTTTTTATAATTTTTTTACAGATAATTTTTTAAAAAATTTTTTGGAATTTATTCTATGAGTGGACCTCCTTGAGCCAAGACCCCCACTAAGTTGAAGCATGTATAATACCCCCTGGGTCTTTCCATATATGCTAAATTCTCTGGGGGTAATATATAATGTAAAAACCCTCACCAATTCATAGTATAAACATTTAAAAAACAAACATCATGAACATTTCAGAAATCAAAACAAAACTAGGTGTACAAACTTTGGGGTTAAATCAAGTGTTAACTGCTGAAGGTGTGAGAACTCAATGGTTCAAAAATTGGGACAATGAAAATAGAATAGCTATCTTAATACATGCTGATACATTAGCAGTTGTTAAAGCTAATCCTAGTATTACATCTCTTGGCTTAAACACTCAGATTAAGCAGGGCTCACAAGGTGAGTACAAAGCTGTTACTATCTGCATGTACAAAGAAACAGAAGAAGTCTTATAGACTTCTTCTTTCTTTCCTACTACACCTATAGACAAAACCCTCACTGATTTAGAGTATAAACAATATAAACTTATCATCATGCAAGACTTAATTGGAGATAGCTATACAGATGTTTACATTAACATCTATGCTACAGCACAAGAAGAACTAGAGAATTAACCTCTAGTTCTCTTTCTTTTTATATATCTTTTTAGAGTAAGCCCAGGCTCAAAACCCTCACTAAGTTAGAGTATTAATTAAAACTTCACACTTGATATATGTAAGTGTTCAATAAAGATGAGTACAATTACTGAAGTTAAAGGGAAATTAGGTATTCAAACTTTAGGTTTGAATAGAGTAATAGCTGAGAATGGAGAGAAAACTCCATGGTATAAGAATTGGGATAATGATAATCGTGTAGCTATTCTAGTGCATGAAGATACATTAGCTGCAATTAAAGCTAATAATACCTTGAGTACATTAGGGATTAATGTACAAACTAAGCAAGGTAAGCAAGGTGAATACATTGCTAAAACAATTTGTATTTACAAAGAAACAGAAGAGACTTTATAGTCTCTTTTTGTTCTTTTATTATAAAATAGTTGAGTTGAGAAAGAAAATTTCTTGACTTAACTATTTAATAATGAGATTGTTAGAG